AACTTATAAGCAATATATAGAACTTAAACAAGAACTAAAACATAAATTATTAATCTTCATCTCGCATGCAGATGGCAAACAACCTGCCGGTCGTTCGGCCAAATCGGTTATGTATGACGCCTCTCTCAAAATATGGGTAGAGGGATATAGAGCCATGAGTAAGGGTAGGTTTATTGGTCCCAATGGTGGCACGTTCACAATATGGGATGATGGTGCACAACGCTATTGGGGTGACAAAAATCTATAAACATATGAAAACAAAAACATCATTTGCACGGTTTTACATGCTATTGGCACAATTGCCGGGAGCCGAAAAAGAGGAGCTTATATGGCAATACTCAAACATGCTTACAACATCGCTACAGGAATTTTATACCGCCAATCCTACATCGTATGAACATATGCTCCAAGATATGGAGCAGCAATGCTCTAACAATATGCAAGAAGTAAAATTCATGCGTAGTGCTGTTCTTAAACGCATGCAACAATGTGGTGTTGATACTACAAAGTGGAGCGAAGTAAATAAATTTCTCGCATATCCGCAAATAGCAGGGAAAATGCTGTTTGAGATGAGCGTAGAAGAGATGCAACAATTGATACCAAAACTTGAAAAAATTATAGCTAAAAACATAGTAAAACGTAAAGAAAATCAACGATTAATGCAATGCAACTAATGAGAAATAATGAAAAATCTGACTTACGTATTCAGAAAAAAAACGATAAAGAACAGTTGTGTGAGCTTCGTAAAAAGTTCGCACAAATTGAAACTCAAATAGATGAAGCAGTTAGAAAATACGATATAAGCAATTGGAAGCAATTGTGGGCTCAAAAAAACCAGCTACGTATTAAAATAGATGCTCTCAAAGAGCGAATGAGTGATAAAGCATCTAACTATAGAGGTGTAACATGTTATTCAACACTACAGGTATGACAGTAAAAGAGCGAAAACCAATAAGCATAACCACGTTTAAAAAATCAAAAATAGTGGAGTGCGCATACTGTAAAGGAACCGGAATAAATGATGATGGTGTAGTATGTGAAAAATGCGACGGAACCGGAGAATTGGAGCGAGTTGCAGAAGGTAATATAAAAATGTATAAACTTAAAATTTAAAAATCAATGAATTTAGAAAACCTATCAACCGACGAATTAGAAGCTTTAGAAGCTCAGTTGGCACAAAAGAAAAAAGAGAAAAAAGAAAAAGAACGTCAAGAACGTGAAGCGTTTAAGCAGTTACAACACGAATATGTTGAGAATAATTTTTGCAAGTTGCAAGATGTTGAAAAAAATCTATCTACCATAAAATCTGAATTATTTGAAAATGTAGAGTCTATACTTGCAATGAAAAAAGAAATTTATGGTATAGATGACAAACAGCAATCGCACAGCATAAGCAATAAGGCGTGTACAAAAACTATAATTGTTGGTCACAACATAGTAGACGGTTGGGATGCTGATACAGCAGCTGCTGGTGTTGAACGAGTAAACCAGTGGCTAACTAAAAAACTAAACGACAACAATGCCGACTTAATTAACATTATTCGCGACTTGCTTAAACCAAACCAAGAAGGTATTCTAAAAGCGAATAGAGTACTCGAGCTTCGTAATCAAGCAGAAAAATTAGGAGATCAGGAATTAATATCTGCCGTAGCTGTAATTCAAGAAGCATATCGTCCCAAAAAAACAACAACATTTATAAAGGCGAAGTTTCGAAACGAACACGGACAAGATGTGTGGCTCAACCTCTCAATGAGCAACGCATAATAAATCACCCACGCCCCACGGCTACGAGCAGTCGTGGGGTTACCTAAAACCATTTAAACAATGACAACAATTCAAATCGTACACAATACCATACTTATGCTTGCAACCCAAATAACATTTATAGGTTGCAGAACATGGAATGTAAAAGCAATAGCAAAAAACAACATGCCTCAAGTGATTTTAAGTGGCGTTATCGTTAATCTTAGTTGGCTTGTAAGCATGGGGCTTGGTGGTGTGAGTATGAATGCTATAATCAATGATTTTCAGTGGGAGCATGTTCCTATTGTTTTAGCTTGTATTATAGGTGGTGTTGTTGGTACATATATAGGAATGTACGATAAAACTAAACGCAATGGCGACATCAGAATTTAAAGCTATAGTTGATGCTCTTGAGCATAGATATAGCCAAAACATTACAGCAATAGAACGGCTCGAACTTACACGATTACTCTCTTTCTATTACCGAAAAATAGAACGTTCAAAACAGCAACAAACAGTAGTAATAATTCAATCAAAAGCAAACACCTATGAAATATTTGAAAATTAATCCCGGACAAACTATAGAAATGCGAGCAGATACTGACAATGTATATTTTGCAGTAACTGAAGCTATACTCTTGGCACAAAAATACCTTATAGAAATAAATTTATTTGTTGGTGAATATATGATGGGTATAGATAAAGATACTGTAATATCTGATATGATGTCTGAATATTCATACTGGTTAAAAAAACAAATGAAATAATGAAACATTTATTTTCAAAATTACCACTTGTATATACAAAAATAATTATAAACTATTGACTTTCTCATTTTCATTCGTATATTTGTCCCGACTGTTATTTCTATATAACTCTTGGGCAAATTAATTTGATTTAATTTAAACAAGATAAAGGCAATGCCCATTATGGTGGATGGTACGAAAGACCCATCGACTTAAATGCCCAGCGTAGAAGTGACAGTCACACCTACGGTGGGCATTGCTGTTTATCATTATTCTTAACAACATGACTGTAAAAAAGAATGAATTACAGACTATGAGTCTGACCGTAACCGAAGGATTGACGGTTACAATTTTACCAAGTTTAAGCCACCAGTTTTTAATGACAACCAAAGAAGTTGCTAACGGTTATGGAACTTCCAAGTATGCGATTCAACAGGCATTTCATCGGAATAGTTCAGAATTGATTGAAGGAAAGCATTTTGTAACCGCATTGACATATTGTCAACGCGATTCCAAATTGCCACATAATGCAATTCTGTTTACAAAAAGAGGCATAGTTCGTTTAGGTTTTTTTATAAAAAGCGAACGAGCAAAATTGTTTCGCGATTGGGCTGAAGATTTAATTATTGCAATTGACAATCATGACAATCAAAAGAATCTATTTGGTGAAATTGTAACAACACAACGCCAATTACCAACTAAACGTAAACACAACCGCCTTACACACGAGCGTTTGCTTAATATAATGGCAGATGTTTGTAAAATTGAAAATTCTGAATTACGCCTTGCTATTTCAACTAAACTTATGCAAGGAGGTGTACAATGAATGTAATATTTGTAAACCACAAAAGCGATTTGACGGAACAAATTAGCCTTTACGAAGGAACAAATTTTAAAACATTCCGTACACGCACTACGTGTAATTGCTCACACAAAAACAATAATAGGAATGCAGTACTCGTACTATCACCTACAGGCTATGTAAACAGCTGCTATATACGTTGCAAACAGTGTAAATTAACCCAAACTATATAAAACTATGATAACATTTGAAAAAAACAAAATGGTAATAGAGCTCCCAACAGATGGGTGCCCTGTAGAAGAATGGCTACAAACACACACCGATATGGTAGAACTACTGCAGGCAGAAGAAGTGCAAATGCACCAACGCCGCTGGCACTACTTGGAGCTACTCAAGCATTTGGTACCCGACTGGAATACTGCACAAAAAATGATTCATAGTAAATAATATATATTTAAAACCCCTTAAAAACAAATTAAGGGGCTTTTTTTTGCATTTAATGTAATTTTTATACTAAATTTACGTACAAATAGTATGTGTGATTGTATAAAAAATATTAGTTTTGACAAATATTTACATAAATCTATGGATACAATACTTGGTTTTTTTACAAATATTAATGGTGTTTTTGTTTTGTCTTCACCCGAAAGAAGTGTAGAAGTGCAAGAGATTTATAATGATATAATGTCTTTAGATTACGAACCGTTGAATGCAGATAAAAAAAATATGGCATTAGACCTTTCTAACTTTAGAAAATCATTTAAAAATTCTGTTTCTTCATATAAATCTGAAAAGATACATGGCTAAACAAACTCACAATCAAAAAATTGCTAAAAGCAATACTGGTGGTGCTACACTGTTGGAACACACTGTGAGTTTTGACGATAGTTTACTTCCCGATGCTCAGGAATTGGTGAAACTAAAGGAACTTGATCCAAATATAATTGATTGGATAAAAGAACGAACAGCGAAAGAACAAGACGAACGGCATTTTTTTAATAGAAGTAAAATAAATTTTGTAAACGTAAATACTAAGCGAGAGTTTTGGATAGATGTTTTCAAAATTGTAGCAGCTTTAATTGTAATAGGTATGGGCATGTATTTATCATATTTGTTAATTATAAAAGATAAAATAATAGAGGGTTCAATTTTTGGAGGTGCTGTAATTATTTTTTGTGTAAATGCATTTTTAAAATTTGGCAATATTCCAAAAAAACAATAAGTAAGATTGTTTATAATTGCATAGAAAGCCCGATATTAGAGTATTGGGCTTTTTTTTTCTATGTTAAAAACAACAACAAGTCAAGTGTTTTTACAA